AAAGAAAAATTATTAGATACGATAAGTAAATTAAAGGAGGCTTATGAGTACGCTCAGAGATAAATTAGACAACATGGTTGTTAATCAGAATGAGATTAAATCTTATTTTGCAGAACGATCAGAAGAAATAACCAAGATTAAATCACCGACAGCTTATATCGATGAGATTAAAGAATTTTTTAAAGGTGATTACCATAAGGGATTATTATTGCCATGGAGTAAGACCCATGATGATTTTAGAGTAAGGCCTGCTGAAGTTACAATTTGGGCAGGATATTCTGGAGCAGGGAAGAGTTTATTTACATCACAAATTATGATGAGTTTAGTGAAAATGAATCAGAAGGTATTATTGGCATCATTTGAGTTAAGGCCTGTATCCAGTTGTCAAAGAGCAATCAGACAAAGTCTTGGTGGTATAAATCCATCTGAAGATTATATTGAAGATTGGTTAGACTTATGTGATGGAAAATTATTTTTATATGATCAACAAGGATACATTACACCTGAGACTGTATTAGAAGTGATTTATTATTCTGTAGAGAAACTGAAATGCACTCAAATTATATTAGATAGCTTAATGAAGTGTGGAGTTGCTGAGGATAATTACCAAGAGCAAAAAGAGTTTATAGATAAGTTATGTATTGCAGCTAGAGATTTAAAATGCAGTATTCACCTTGTGGCCCATGCTCGTAAACGGTCTGATGATCTAATGAAAGCACCAACCAAACATGATGTATCAGGTTCAGCTAATATTACTAACCTGGTGGATAACGTATTTATTGTGCATCGTACAAATAAAGATAAACGACTTAAAGATGGTGATATTACAGTAGAAGAACACAAAGAACTACCGAGTACCTGGGTAAGCTGTGTTAAGCAAAGACATTATGAATGGGAAGGTGAGTGGTCATTTTGGTTTGATCCTGATGCACTGAGATTTAATCCTACAAAAGATTTAAATAAAAAGGTTGACAACTTTGATGATTATCTATAGAATTAAATTGTAGGTTAATTAAACAAAGGAGATAAAGATGGAAGGACATGGTAAAAGAAGTAAACAGCTTGATCGACTTATTGCTAGTAGACCTGATGTTTTTACTGGTTACTATGATGAGTTAGATAACAGCAACTACGAAGTCTGGTTAAAGATGGGATACAACTATGACGGATTGCATAGTCTTTATGGTAGAATCCCAGATATTTTAAAAGATGTAAAATATATTGAAAAATGCAATAATCATAATTGCAATACAGAAGATTGCGTAGAATTAAGAAACATTGGCTGATACAATAAAACGAGTAAATAAAAAATCTTGATAAAATATCAAGTTTTTCAAGGCCTCTTCGGAGGTCTTTTTTTGTCTTGCATTTTGCCCTGAATTCCTGTATAATTATGGCTATGGGGGGATCGTTTGGCCTAAACAAACGTATTTCTCTCATCCTCCTTTGTAGGCTCACTTCGGTGGGCCTTTTTTTTATCTAACCATAAGGAATTATTATGCCTAAGGTCGGCGGTAAACATTATTCATACACTAAAGCAGGAATGGCAGCTGCCAAGAAAGCTGCAAAAAAAACTGGTAAAAAGATGACCATGAAGAAATCTTATGGGAAGAAGAAGTAATGGCTAAGCCTGGACTCTACGCTAATATTCATGCTAAATGTAAACGCATAAAGGCAGGCTCAGGTGAGACCATGAGGAAGCCTGGCAGTAAAGGTGCACCAACTGCTAAACAATTTAAGCAAGCTGCTAAGACAGCTACAACAAGGAAAAAGAAATGAGTTACGAAGAAGAATTATATAGAAGATTAACATCAGGCCAAGGTGGATCTGAATCTAGATATCTAGACAGAATGGGTGCTGATACTCCTAGTGAAAGAGATTTCTTAAGAAATGTTATGGCAGGTAATGTTGATGCAAACACTCCAAGAGTTAGAGAAATGGCTGGCAATATGGAAACTGGCACACCACAAACACCACAAACACCTGCACCTACCGCAGGCATGGGTGACATGACTCCTGCTGAACTTGATGCTTACTATAAATCTTTTGCTGATGAAGGTATTAACTTAAATCCAATGGGTGGTTTAATTGGTACTGCTCAGAATGTAGATCAAGCTATCACTAATGCAACTACTGCTCCTGGTATTTTAGGTGATGCTCAGTTAAGAAATATTGGCATGGGTAATTCTAATGTATCACCTTACGGTTTAGGTTTAGGTCAACCTATGTATATCAATCCTGATCAATACGGTTTACTTAAATTCTAATGTGGTCATGGCATTTTTATCTAGGATTTAATCTTGGATGCGAATGGTATGAAGGTGAAGTAGATGGAGAGCCTGTAGATTATTTCTTAATTAACTTAGGGCCAATCAGAATACAAAAAGCGGAGTGGGCATAATGGCTGTTAAAAAGAAAGTAAACTTATCTGTTGGTCGAGGTGAGAAAAGATCAGTCAAACAAGGTGCAGGATTAACAGCAAAAGGTAGAGCAAAATATAACAGAGCAACTGGTAGCAATCTAAAAGCACCAGTGACTGGCAAAGTAAAGCCAGGCAGTAAAGCAGCAAAGAGACGTAAATCATTCTGTGCTAGATCAGCAGGTTGGACAGGTGAACGTGGTAAGGCAGCTAGAAAAAGATGGAAGTGTTAAGCCCATGTATAAAGAAATGTTCATTCTTACCATTGCATGATGGATCATTTATTTGTGAGGGATGTAGAAGAACACTGGACGAGATCACTAACTGGTCAAACTATAGTGATGAAGAACGACAAACAATTATGAAGAGGTTAGACAATGTTACTTAATTTTGCATCACCAAGAATAGCACCTAACATTGTTACTGCACCTAAATCTAATATTGATATAAATGCTATATTAGGCCTTGCACCATCACAATATGAAGGATTACAGTCTGTAGGCGATACAGGTTACTTCTATGGTAACAATCGTATGTATGAAAAATACACACCACCGCCACCAAGCAATTACGGTGGATACTATGGAATAATGGGGTATAACAGACCACAAAATAATCATCCATTGTATGGTTATCAACCTGCACCAAAACCATCATATGAATCTATAACAGTAGACGGTCAAGAGTTTAGAACAGTCAATCCTGATATACAAGGCTTTAGTAAAATGGCATTAGATGATGACAAATACCAAAAAGACAGTGTGTATGAATACTCACCATCTATGGCTTATGTTTATTCTCAAGCACCAAAACCAACATATCAACCAACACCAAGTCAAACATCATTTTTATCTAGTCCAACACCTTCTGTCAGTTATAATGGTAATTATGGTGCTGGTAGATTTTTAAATACTGGTAATTTATTAGGCTTTAATTTTGGAACTCCAAGTGGACAAACAACAGGCGGTCAGGCAACCCCTTAAAATATTCGTAGGCTTTGATGGTGAAGTAGAGCCAGTGGCATATCATACGTTCTGCCAAAGCGTAATAGAAAAGGCAACGATACCTGTTAGCTTTACACCATTAGCATTAAATACATTAAACAACTACATGGAAACGCATAATGATGGTTCTAATGCGTTTATCTATTCAAGGTTTTTAGTTCCATATCTTTGTGACTTTAGAGGATATGCACTCTACGTTGACGGTGATATGTTATGCCGAGAGGATATTGACAAACTAATAGATGAGATAGATCCATATGCAGCTGTCTCAGTAGTACAACATAATTACAAAACAAAGTTTCCTGTAAAATATTGCGGTAATAAAAACGAAGACTATCCTAAAAAGAATTGGTCATCACTTATGTTTTGGGATTGTGGCCATCACAAGAATAAGAAGTTAACACCTGAGTTTATTATGACTGCATCAGGTAAATATCTACATCGTTTTGAATGGTTAAAGAATGACTTTGTAGACTTAGTTGGTGAACTACCAATCGAATGGAACTGGTTAGTATCTGAATATGAATACAATCCTGATGCTAAGTTAGTTCACTTTACAGTAGGAACACCATGCTTTGCTGAATACAAAGATTGTGATTATGCAGAAGAGTGGTGGCAAACATTTAACAATTTAAAACAACCAACCTAATTGGAGTTGTCATGGTCGAACATAAACACGGAGGAAAAAGAGAAGGAGCAGGTCGTAAGCCTGGATCAGTTAACAAGTTATCAATGACTGTTAAACAAAACGTCATTAATGTATTTGATAGACTTGGTGGTGAAGATCACATGGTGCAATGGGCTACAGAAAACCCTAATCAGTTCTACAACATATACGCTAAGTTAATGCCTACACAATCAGAGTTAGGCACAATAGAAGGACAAGAGTCACCATTAAATGTGACATTGAATTTTGTGAAACCAGATGACAGAGATAATAGCTGATTTCCCACACAAGTTATCATTTCTTGGAGAACCACACCGATATAAAATAGCTTACGGTGGACGAGGTTCTGGTAAGTCTTGGGGTTTTGCAAGAGCATTAATTGCAATGGCAATACAAAAACCAATGCGAGTGTTATGTGCTCGTGAAGTACAAAGATCGATTAAACAATCAGTGCATCAATTACTATCTGACCAGATACAAGCTATGGGATTTGGTGAATATTTCGAGGTCTTAGAAAATGAGATCCGATGTGTGAGTGGTAGTCGATTTAGCTTTACAGGTTTAGCTAACAACACTGTGGAATCTATCAAGTCATACGAAGGTGTGGATGTTGTATGGGTAGAAGAAGCACAAACAGTGAGTAAAAGATCATGGGATATTCTTATTCCAACGATTAGGAAACCAGGATCAGAAATATGGGTGACATTCAACCCTGACCTCGATTCTGATGATACTTACAAACGATTTGTAATAGATACACCAGAAGATGCAGCAGTCGTTAAAATCAACTGGTCTGATAACCCTTGGTTTCCTGATGTATTAGATAAAGAAAGATTGCATAGTAAGGCCACATCTGATGACTATGACAACATCTGGGAAGGTGAATGTAAGTCAGCCGTTGATGGTGCTATCTATGCTAACGAAATAAGAGAAGCACAAGAAGAAGGACGTGTGACCACAGTGCCACATGATCCAATGATGAAGACTCATGTTGTTATGGACTTAGGTTGGAATGACAGCATGGCAATTATCT